ACCGTACATCGAGCAGACCAAGGCAGACATTGCCACGAACGCCTTCCTCCTCGGTGTGCCTCTCGAAGACACCTGGAGCTGCTACCAAGGAGGAAGCAAACACTGTGGGCGGTGTGGGACCTGCGTTGAGCGCCTCGAAGCGATCCAGGATGCTCAGAACCGCTTATGGGAGGGAGGAGCAGGCAAGGACTACCAAGACAACACGGAGTACGAGGACAACGAGTACTGGAAAGAGGCTCTTGGACATGTCTGAAGGTCGTACACTGCGAATCGTTTACATACACAACCACAACTGCTCTGTCAAAGACGAGGAGTTCGTCTACTTCCCGTCAACGCGAGGCAGCGTCGCCCTGATGGAACGACCTATCTGCATCGAGGCTATGGTCGAACTGGAAGAGGTGAAGCGTGAGTTCGTCTGACAGCAACGGCTTAAGGCTCGACCCGGACGACCCGTTCGAAGCAGTGCTCATACAGATGCTAGAAACGCACCGAGCGAAGAGGACAGACTATGCCGGAGACGATCACCCCAATCAGAACTTCTATGACAGTGCATACCAGCTCGGTCAAACTGCCGGGCATTCTGTCGAGCAACTCATCGCCACTAAGCAGGCTCGCCTCAGGGTCCTTCTTCCAAGGCTCTGGCGTGGCAGTGATGCTCCCCGCAATGAGGGTGTACGGGATACCCTCCTTGACCGTGCAGTTTACTCTGTCATCGCCCTGACTATCTGGAACGAAAACGGCTACTTCACCGATATGAACGAAGATGAGTCGGAGGACTGATGGTAAAGTTCCGCAAGAAGCCTGTGGAGATCGAAGCCACTCTACTGCTTGAGGTACAGCAGGACGAGCTGCCGGAGACCATGTTTCGGACCAGCGTGTTCGATGAGTCGCTGGATAATGATTTGCTGCCTACGAAATTCGTCCCCGTAGAGGATAGTGACGATGACAACTGGTGAGGAAGAATGAGTGTCGATCTTTGGTGGTTCCGTGTCAGTACTATCAAGGTACTTGATGGTGATACGATCCGCTTCCTCCTCGACAACGGTCTAGGATCACGCCAGCAGGAAGATATTCGCTTGCAAGACGTCCGCGCACCTGAGATGAGTCAACCAGACGACTCCGAGACCAAACTGTACGTAGAAGACTGGCTCACAGCTTGAGCGGTCACAAAGGACTTCAGGTAGCCGTTCCTTGTGCAGACACAGCCCAACACCAACCCTGAGCCAACGGAGAGGAGATCGTTCGTCCGGTATATCGGAAGGGTCTTCCCTGTTATCAGTTACAACCCCGGCGGAGGAGGCGAAGTTACGTTTGGGCGGGAACTGAACGCAGACATCAGGAGCTTCCTATCAACGCACCCCGAATGGGGGTCTGGAGCGTAGACTAAGAATAAAGTTTTCATAAAGGAAATAAAGAGATCCCCAGTTGAAAAAGTCCTAAAGATCCCTATATAATTAAAGTAGAGCAGAAAGCTCAAAGGTTATATAGGAGTAGAAAATGGTCAAGTTCATCGAGATCGACCCCGACGAGATCCCCAACTTCAGGGAGAGCCACCGTGGACGTGTCAGCTACCCCATCCTCAAGTCCTTCCTCGAGACCGGCAAGGTTCTCGTGAGGCTCGACAGGACTGGGATGCAGCAGACGCTGGTGAGCCTCAACAGCTCACTCAACGCCTACATCCGGAGCCATTCGCTACCGGTCAAGATGTTCAACAGGGGTGGCGAGATCTACCTCATGAGGACGGACACGAACGACGAGGGCAAGGTAACCCCCGCTGATATCCACGACTTCGAGCGGAACCGTGACAACGTCGGTGTCGCTCCGAAGGAACTGACGGACAACCTTGACAACATCCCGCTCGTGAGTGACGAGGTCGACGAGAGGTTCGAGCAGGAGAAGGACCAGACAACCAAGTGACTATCTTTCACGAGCGGCTACAGCAGTCACTAGCTCAACCAAACCTCCGTGAGAAGCTCCTCGCAAAGGCTGAGCTAGACGAAGACGGCTACCTCTTGTGGAAAGGTACTATTGGTACTAAAGGTTACGGTAAGTACAACAGCATAGAGGTACACAAGCTATGGTATGTGCTACATCACGGACCCGTCCCTGAAGGGTTGGTGTTAGCACATGCCTGCCACAAGAAGCTATGTCTAACATGTGCTCGCCCTGCTACACAGGGTGCCAATATCCGAGAAATGGCAGAACGCATTACCCACTGCCCGTACGGACATCCATACGACAAAGCAAACACGTTCCTCAACTCTCGCGGTGGCAGGCACTGCCGTACATGCAACAACGCGCAGTGGAAGAAGGGTAAGGAATGGCAGAGAGCGAGGTGATGCGATAATGGCGCACGTGTTAGTAGTTTGTGCACGTCGCTACAATTAGTGGCCACGAGCTCTGGACTGCATTGGGTGTCATCAAGCAGCGCGGCCACACCTTCGAGTTGATCTCGACCGACTACGTCATCCAGGACGAGATCACTATGAGGCCTAGTAGGATCAAGCGTGTCATCAGCGAAGTGGATCCGACTGAGATCGATCACAGCGGGTTCGACGCACTCATGATCGTGTCAGGCAACATGGCCGATACTGAAGCGTACTGGAAGCACGAGCGAGTGTTAGAGTACGTAGATGCAGCAGATACGGCGAACCTGCCAATCGCCGCTATTTGCTGCTCCGTACCTACTATCAGGCACGCAGTGGGAGGGAAGAAGGTTTCGTTCTTCCCTCTCGTCAGGTCCCGGCATCTCCTCGAAGACGCAGGGGCTATACTACAGACTGTTGCACTAACACGAGACAAGAACCTGGTAACTGCTGAGCACCAAATGGCTTCCCAGATGTGGGCTGAGGAGTTCTGTAACCTGATTGAAGGGTTACCTCCGGCATTCACCTTTACTGATTCGGGCTACATGCCCAGAGGACAACCGCGTATGCCGATCCCTGAGGTAGAGGCTCTACGAGTAAAACTCGGTCGCGAACCAACCAAGATCCTGAAGCCACGCAAACAAGTCCAGGACTAAAAAATTTTGACCTGAGAGGGTCCGTTCCAGAGGAGAACTAGTGAACGACGACGTCGGCGGTATCACGTTCAACCACTACATCCAGGTCGCGCATCGCCTGTACCTGCAACCTGGCAAGTGCCAACAGATCCACGGCCACTCAATGAACGTTGAACTGACTCTATCAGTCACGTTCGACACGGATGGCTACGCGACCAATCAAGTAGGCGATCAGCTCGAGTTCGGCGAGGTCAAGAGGGCCTTCAGGCGGTTCCTCGACGAGGGGTACGATCACAAGCTACTCCTGAACGCTTCCGACCCATTCGCTGGACCCATCTGGTCAATGGGAAAGGTAGTAGACAAGAGCGTGTACCCAGAGAAGCCACTCCTTATAGTCCAAGACGCCCTACAGGAGTTCCTTCCCGGTCTGCGTCCATGTATGGGAGACCCGTGCACCGAGAATCTCGCCAAGTGGATCGTAGAATGGTGCGCTGAGGAGTTCAGCTGCTACTGTACTGTAACTATCCACGAGACCAACACCAACTCTGTAAGCCGGGAAGCATCACCCGGCGGAAAGGTTTGGATCAACGAGAGGGGCGAGATTGATGGTGCTACGACTGAGTGAACATTATACCTCGGTCCAAGGAGAAGGTCCTCGCGTAGGCTACCCTACACAGTTCGTTCGCTTTGCTGGTTGCAATCTGAGGTGTGCCGGCTGGCCATGTGACACGCCGCACGCTATCTTTCCTGAGAAGTACCGTAACGAATGGGAGAAGATCACGCCAGAAGATCTAGTGGAACGAATCGACGAGCAGTACCGTGTTACAGGCGCAACACGGATCTGTTTGACAGGTGCCGAGCCCCTTCTACAACCGAACAAAGACTTAGAAGAGCTCCAGTTCGCCTTCTGGAAGCGCGACTACCAGGTCGAGGTGTTCAGTAACGGGACGCTCCCATACCCTGACTGGGCTCCTCGAATCTGGAACTTCATTATGGACTGGAAGCTTGGAGGCTCAGGCGAAGGCGCTATCGCTCACGATATACGCTGGAAGAACCTTCATCTACTATCAGAGAGCCACCGCTGGAGCGACACTGCCTACCAGCAAGCAGTCAAGTTCGTCATGAAAGATGAACTTGACTTCGAAGAGGCACGTCTGGTCTACAATGACATGACTCGAGAAGGTATCAGCATTCCAACCTTCTACGGGCGCGTCTGGGATAGCGAGTGGACCGACGCCGACATGATCAAGCTAGTCCTAGAGCACAAGCTCCCGTGGCGCCTGAACATTCAGACGCATCAGTATATCTGGCCACCCAACGAGAGGAGACGCTGATGAGGCCCGAGCTACAGTGCTTGGAGAAGGCACCGCATGTAGCGCACGACTGGAGCACCCTCTCGCACGGGTGGTTTTGTCCAGGCGTCCACGTGAAGGGCAAGCCCAAGTACGTCTACGTCGCATCGTCGTGGCGCAACCAGGCCTATCCATCTATCATCGCCGGACTTCAAGTTGCTGGCATCGATCACTACGACTTTCGGCACCCCGAACCAGGCAACGTCGGGTTCAGCTGGCACCAGGTGCTACGTAGAATCAGCGGTGAGGAAGCCTCCAGCTACCTACGAGACGATACACCCGTCAATGATTACCTCGAGATGATCGAGCATCCTATCGCAGCTGAGGGGTTCAAGTTGGACATTGAAGCTATGCGGAGAGCAGACACTTTCGTGCTTGTCCTTCCATGCGGAAAGAGTGCGCATCTCGAACTCGGCTGGGCAGTCGGTCAAGGGAAGCGTACAGCCATCCTGCTCGAGGACCCGATGCAGCCTGAGTTGATGTACAAGATGGTTGACAAGCTCTGCAGAACTCAACAGGAACTGATCGACTGGCTACTGGAGGATCGATGACTGATGTAGGCCCAAGCATGCAGGAAGTGGCTTGTCCTCTTGACTGCTTAGAGCGGCACATACACCACCACTTCACTGACAACACAGGTACGAGATGGGTACACCCGGGTATACCACTGCGCTGTGAGGTATGCATTGACTGGGCTGCCGAAGTCGAGCGTACGGGTGACATCCCCGACCCTGTGGTCTCCCTAGCACATGAGTTGCTTTCCTCATTGGAAGCGTGGTCGAGCACTCCAAGGGACCACAGGGCCGATACTCCAGCGAGGTTCATATCTATGCTACGCGAGATGACGACGCGCGATCCGGAGTTCAAGTTCACCACCTTTGATGAGGACCACGTCGACGAGATGATCACGATGGGGCCGATCCCGTTCTACACGCTGTGCGCTCATCACGTTGTGCCATTCCTCGGCAACTGCTGGATTGGCTACGTACCGGACGGGAGGATCGCAGGTCTGTCGAAGTTCCCACGCGCTGTGAAGTATCTGGCGAAGGGTTTCTGGGTGCAGGAAACTCTAACGACCGAGATCGCTGACTTCCTAGAAGCTAAGCTGAACCCGAAGGGTGTAGCAGTCGTCATGGAGGCGGAGCACATGTGCATGGCGATGCGTGGCATACAGCAGGCTGGTATCGTCACAAGGACCTCGGCAATGCGTGGGGTGTTTGCGGATCATGATAGAACTGCCAAAGCCGAGTTTATGGCAGGCATTAATGGTCACTAGAATTGGGCCTTGAAAGGTACTAGGAGGTTCCTGTAAAATGGAAGATAAGAAGTTGCAGCAGAAGGAGATCAGCGAGGTTGGACGACGGTCCATCGAGTGTGTGCAAGATTCGCTTCGCTGGTTCGGTGACACGATCAGTGAGCGAGCTGTGCAGCACAACGCGTTGGCTCTAGCGGGAGAGGTAGGCGAGTTTTGTAACATTGTGAAAAAGATCGATCGTGGTAGCCTCGACGGCAACAATCCTCTCGTACGGCACAACCTTGCCATGGAGCTGACAGACTGCTACGTCTACTTGTTGAACCTAGCAGGCCTACTGAAGATCGATCTCGACGAGGCGTACAAGATCGTGCGCGCGAACAACGAGCAGCGCTTCATGAAGGAGCGTGCGTTGCGAGCGGAACGAGCGCAGATGGTAGCTGAAGTACGGGAGAGGGCGGCGCACGATGGCCGATGACGATTCCGTCCAGTTCCACGCAGAGCTGATCAATGACTACAGCGAGGCCTTCGACAAGCTCTGTCAGGAACGGCACGACAAGGGTCAAGCTGTGTACGGTGTCTTCACGTTCCTTGGCAACGATGTCATTCGTATGATGATGGAGGAGGTCGCCGACACTGCCAACTACTGCCGGTACCAGTTCATCAAGCTGATGTTCCTGCAGCACATGCTCGAGCAGGACCCGCAGTTGCAGACAGACGAGGACAACAATATCGCGATCGGCCTGAAGGCGTTCAAGGGTACTAAAGAAGGCTGGAGGAAGAATCTGTAATGAACGACAAGGATGCCTTCCGGCAGACGGATCACACGTTGCTGGACGGGCCCAAGCGGAAAGAAGGACCTGTAATGGAACCCGACAAGTTTGGAAAGGTCCTAGGCGCGATCTTCCTCGCAGGGCTTGTAGGAGTTGGCCTGAACGGCCTCGCCATGATCGTCTACCTCGCGTGGCAGTGGGTGTTGAAACGGTGATGAACTGGGCATACAAGCTGTTGCGCGATCAGAAAACCAAACCTGTTAAGACGCAGCTGTGGCAGGTCGCTATCTACGTTCCAATCGTTATTATCGATGGCACTGAGACCTCACGCATTCACGAGATGCTGAAGCTCTTGAACGACCATGGTTATGTAACGTACCGCGCTTGGGAGGTCAAGCAATGACATGGAGCTGCGCTAAGACGTACTACCCGACGTTTCCTTCATTCGGGAGTTGGAGCTACGCCAAGACCTACACTAAGACATGGTTGCGGTGGTGACTCTGATGCAAATCGCTCTCATCCCGCCGATCAGCTGGTTGTCAACGACGGAGATAACTCATTACCAGCTCATGTTGCCACACCTACTCAAGAGCAGGAAGTACAACGAGCACTACGAGCGTCTGTGCAGTGACAAGCAGCAGTACGTCATTATGGACAACGGCGAGGCCGAGGGTGAGAACACTCAGAGTGACGCGCAGCTCATTGGCCGCGCCCTGTACATGAAGGCGAATACAGTCGTCATTCCGGATGTGATGGGTGAGTCCGTCAAGACATTGAATCGGCTAGAGGAGTTCTTCGCGAGCATTTCCAATCTGGACAACGGAGCGTTCACTAGCAAGGACGTCTTTCGCAAGTTGAGATTCATGGCCGTTGTTCAGGCAAGGACACTTCCCGAAGCCCTTAATACAGCCGACCTGACAATGGAGATCGCAGGCGAAAAGATCCACACGCTAGCTCTCCCACGCCTGTTATCTGAGGCGACTCAGAATAGCGGAGCGCGCCTTCACTTAGCTGAGTACATCTCTCGCAACTACCCAGACGTTCAGATTCACTGCCTCGGCGCAGCACCCTCCTTCCCCCAAGAGATGAAGGCACTTGCCGAGCAAGGCATCGTAACTGGCATGGACACCTCGATGCCATTCTACTACGCATACTACGGCTTCAAGATGGACCAGCCTGAACCGATCGCACGTCCGTACGGCTACTTCCACAAGAAGGCGAAGGACTTCAACACAGACATCCTACACTACAACATTGGACTGTGCAGGAGGTGGGTCGGTGCCATTCCCTCCACTAGCCGCCTCGACGACTGAACCAGAGATACGCCGCAAGCATCCGGACGCTCTATGCGAACAGTGCCCGCTCTACACTGTTGGACGTTTCGTCCCGAGCGCTGGTCCCGAAAAGGCTAGTATCGCCTTTGTGGGTGAGGCCCCTGGCAAGCACGAAGCGCAACAAGGCATTCCCTTTACGGGTACGTCAGGTAAGCTCCTCAACGTTGTCATGAACCACCATGGGATCAAGAGAGAAGAGGTGTTCCTATCCAATGCTTGCCTCTGTCGTCCACCGGATAATGCGACCCCTGCTAAGTCGGCTATCCTGGCATGCCGTCCACGACTTCTCCGGGAGCTCCAAGATCGTGGAGTGGAAACGGTCGTGGCCCTCGGAAACTCCGCCACGGAATCTATTCTTGGTCAAAGCGGAGTCACAAAGTTACGAGTCGGGCCGGGTAGGGAAAGTAAGTATCTACCTGGAGTTAGAACCATCCCAACGCTCCATCCCGCTGCGGCTCTTCGACAGGCTGATCTCTTCCCTCATATCGTTACGGACGTCGGAAAGGTTGTAAACCCAAGTGCCGTATGGACTGAGCCTACGTACATCGTCGTTGACACTGTGGATAAAGCCCTCCGGGCCATCAGCGAGCTGGAAGTCCGAGAAGGGCCAATTGTCGTTGACATTGAGGTCGATATTGAAAAGGACACCGGTTTCGACCACCCAAACCACTACGGTATGCTCTGTGTTGGAGTTGCTTACGCACACAACAGAGCGGTGGTATTTTCTGAAGGTGTCATGGGCTCGGAAAAGGTTCGAGTTCGACTTGGCCAGCTATTCCGAGCCAAACGACTTATTGGACAGAATCTCAAGTTTGACCTTGCTGGACTCTATCCAATCCTTGGAGCGCTTCGAGGCTGGTTCGACACCATGCTCGCCAGCTATTGTTTCGATGAACGACCCGGAATCCACGCCCTCGAGTTCCAGTCCGTCGAATACCTCGGATCCCCAAGCTGGAAGCACGCCCTCGACAAGTACGGAGCCAAGCAAAACGGATACGGAGTAGTTCCTCGGCCAGTCCTGTACAAGTACAACGCCTACGACGTCTGCAATACGTACAGCCTGTGGGAGATGTATGAGAAGAAGTTCGAGTCCGAGCCCAAGCTACGAGAGCTGCACGACTTCCTCGTAGACAAAGGCAACGAGATCATGTACCTCGAGCTCAACGGCATCGCTGTCGATCGGAATCATCTTAACGTCCTGACGGACGAGTTCTCGATGCAGCTCGATGGTCTGGAGGAGGAGCTTAACAATATCATTGGCTACGAGATCAACCCACGTAGCCCGCAGCAGGTGCAAAAGTACTTCGCCTGCAAGAGGATCACTACACCGTCAACCGACGTGGATCACTGCAACCTTATTCTGGAGCAGGTGCGTAAGTATGAGGACGCTAACGCTAGAGAAGTTGAGCAGTTCGTTGTCAAGCTACTCGAACACCGTAGTGTACAGAAGTCGTTCGGGACATATGTTAAAGGCATCCGTAAGCGTATGTACCGGGGAAGAGTGTACCCCATCATCCTACTACATGGCACTACTACAGGACGACCTTCTTGTAGGAACCCTAACCTGTTCAACATCCCACGAGCATCACGCATTCGCGACCTCTTTGTTCCGGCTAAGTCGGAACATGTATTCGTTCAGACCGACTATAGTCAAGCTGAGCTGCGGGTGCTGTCTTGGCTTGCAGGGGATCAGTACTTCCGAGACATCTTCAATGCAGGAGACCGAGATGTCTTTGACGAACTTACTCCGATCCTATATCCGCATGTCGACCCGAATCTTAAGTACACGAACCCGGCGGCGTGGAAAGAGTATCGGATCCGTGTAAAGGCGTTTGTGTACGGTCTTGGCTACGGGCGTACAGAGTTCTCGATCGCTGAGGAATTCAAGATCTCTCTGGCAGGGGCGCAGACGCTAAAGCGGAACTTCTTCGAAGTCATCCCGGAGATTGTAGAGTACCAGAGCCAGGTCAAGTACGATATCCTCTCAGGGAAGACGCTCGAGACACCCTTCGGTAGACGTCGCCGGTTCCCACTTATTACCAAAGAGAACAAGCTCGATATCTTCCGAGAGGGTCTTGCCTTCCGGCCTCAGAGCATCTCCTCTGACCTTTGCATGACAGCGATGGCGTGGTCAAGGCGTGAACTTCGAGGCAAGGGCTGGATTAGGAACTTCGTGTACGACTCCATTCTCGCCGAGTGCCATGAGGACGATGCTGAAGAGGTCTCAGAGATCCTGAACAGGAACATGTTGAAGGCACCACCTGAAGTCGTTGGTGACTACGTCAAGTTTGCAACAGAAACCAAAGTCGGAAGAAGCTGGGGCACTGTCTAATGAAGCTAATGGCATTACTACCGGGTGATAAGGTAGAGTTACCAGGAACCAGTAGGTGGGCAATCTATGTAGGACGTGTAATACCTCACCCGATCTACCCCACGCTAGCACTGGTCATCTGGCGTCTCGACGACGGTACGTGGAGCCACGACGCCCTCGACCCGCAGCAGGACGTAGGCAACGTGACAACACGAAGCAATGACAAGCGTCAAGCCAACCTGCGCTGGGCATTCTTCAACCAAAAGGAAGTAGCACAATGACTCTTTTTCACGTTACAGACAGAGGAGAAGGCAAGACTGAGGCCCTCGTCAACTGGGTCAAGCTAGGTGTATCCGAAAATGGGTTCCCTCATTGGTCAAGGGTTATTGTCACTCACAATGAACACGAGGCAGAGCGTCTACGCAAGCAGTACAACCTTACCAAGAACCAAGTCTGGGCTTGGGATTACTGGGTAGCACGTGGAAGAGGAAGAGGAAGTAACTCGCATCTTCAGGTTGCAGTCGACAACGTCGACATAATCTTGCAGGGGCTACTACATGCTTACCCAGTTATCGTTACGGCGACGGGAGAGAAGTATGAAGGACCTACTTCCGCTTAGGGACATCGCAGAGCTGCTTGATCCGCCTGTTTCGCACAGACAGGTTACTGAATGGGCACGACGTAGAAAGTCGACAGGATTTCCAGAACCTGCCGAGGCTTTCGGGCGCTATTTGATATACGACCTTGAAGCTGTACAGCACTGGTACACTATGTGGCTTCGAGTCACGTCAAGGTTAGGGAGGAACGACTTGAATGGCTAGAGGCAAAGCATCTAAGGTCGGCGACCAGCGCGTCGCGAAGAACGGATACCACTATACACGTACGGTAGAAGGCTGGCGCCTAACGCACCATATCATCGCTGAAGATACTCTCAAGCGCCCCCTCAAACCAGACGAGATGGTACGCTTCAAGGACGGCAAGAGGTGGAATCTGAATCCTGACAACATCATCATAATCCAGAAAGGTAACGGAGCACTAAACAGGCGGAGAGCTCAGATAGAAGCCCAGATCCAGGGACTCCAAGCTGAACTAGCCGATATCGAAGAAGCAGTCGGTAAGTAGGTCATCACTGCTCCGTGTTCTTTAGGTTGAAAAAAGAGTCTAAGGACTGTCTAACTAAGTCTCTTATGGGTCTAACTAGATTTTATGCTAGTTGTGTAGAGTTAGGTAGGTAAAGAGACTTCCTATTAGACGAGTCTAATACGAGTCTAACCTAGCAGAGCAGGTTAAGAGAACCACAGGGAGAAACCGTGTCGTATACGATGATACTGAAGCTGGGAGACATTTCCAACCGAATGGGGACCGGTCCAGACTTTGTTAGGAGCGTTGAAGTAGAGACTCGTTGTCTTACTAGACAGGACGCCCACAGAGCTTTAGACCAGGTCCTCGATTTGGCTGGTGTAACCGAAGGTGGTCCGTACTGTGCCTACGGTGGCAGCGAGCCTGGTCACCCAATGGATGCAAACGCTAAGGTGAAAGCCTGATGGGCTACCGCATCTTGTGGTTCGACCCAGGGGAGACTTCCGGCTGGGGCATGTGCGACGACGGCATCAAGTTCGAGTGCGGCCAGCTTGGTCCAGAGCCGCATCACTTAGAGATGTACGAGCTTATCAAGAGCAAGTACGTCGGCC